GCTACATCCGGCGGGAGTGGCGATGAGCGACCCCGTGCGTCTCATCGAGGACGGCTTCGATCTCCCGAAGGGTCCCTGGGATGCCGGCTGGAACGCCGCCGAGGTCAACTCGCCCGACTTCGGTATGGCCAGTCCGGCTCCGACGAGGAACGCGGCCTTCGACCCGAATACGGGGCTCTGGTGGAGCGACGTGGTGCACCGCGCCGGTGGCGACGGTCTGACGATCGAACAGCGCGAGCCTTGGAAGCCGCCCTACCGCTGGCGCAGTGAACCGATCAAGCGCCTACGTGTCGAGTGGGCACGATGGAGGGCTCGGCGTGGCTGAGGGCAATCGCAACTACCGGATCACCGTGCAGCGCGATCGGAGCGGCCCGTTCTTCGACAGTCCGTGGCATTGGGAAGTGCGCACGACCGAGGCGCCGCTCTGGATCGAAACCGGCTCGGCACTCTTTCGCTGGAGCGGGAAGTGGGGCGCTCGCCGCGCCGCTCGCAAGCATCGCCGGCGCGAGTACGAGCGCGTCGAATCGTCGCTTTCGCTGCCCTGATGGCCCGCGGCCCGATCCCCGACAAGCCCCGCGAACGCCCCACGGTGCCGGACGTACTGCCCCTCGCGTACGCCTATTACGAGAAGCCAGGAAACAGTGCCGGGGGCAGTCTCCACTCGGTGCTCGACGATGGCAACTTGGAGGAGCACCATGTGCTGAGCGCCTTCGACCGGGCCGCAGTTCGCGGCGACCTTGATGGCTGCGTTCTGGCTACGATGATGCTCGCCATGACGGGCACCCAGCGGCGCAAGGTCTGCGCGATGCTCCACGCTCCGCCCCGCAATCCCCTGATCGAATTCGAGAGCAGGATCGTCATCAAGGGCATCGATTTGACGCACCCTCAGTAGTCCCGTCCGGTGTCAATGTGTATCGTTGATACCGCTGAGGCGCTGGCACACCTACGCCATGAATCGCCTCGGCACCCGTCTCGCCGCCTTCCCAACGGCTGAGGCTCCTCCCGAATAGACGCCTCCGCCGCGACTCTACGCGCGGCGCGAACACGTCTACGCCCGGCCACCGCCCTCCCTCGGTGGGCCGGGACGTCTTCCCCCGCTCGAAGCGCGCACGCACCTACCTGACCACGGAGGCGCCAATGCGAGCGGGGACACCTTGGGGCATCCGGCGTAGCTCAAACGGGAAGAGCTCCGCAGGACGCTGCGGGAGATGCTGGCGCCTACCCGGTCGCCGGATGCCCTGAGTTCACTTCACCGCCGCGGGGAAGAGCAGCCCGGTCGCTCGCTGCGCTCATAACGCAGAGGTCGTCGGTTCGAATCCGACCCCCGCTATCTGAATTCACACCGCGGCCCGTTGAGCCGCAAGGCGCGTCCGGGGCGATCTTGCATCGTCGCCATTCGAAGCGCCTTCTCCGTCGCCCAAGGGACGCACAAGCGACGGCACAGCTCTTCCAGAGTGGTCCCGATCCAGTGGGACCCGGAGCAGCATCGGGCTCGCTGACGCGGGCCGTCCGGTGCTCTCGCAGCCGACGGGCTGGCATCGGCGGTGGAGATCGCGTCCACGCGGCCGACGGCAGGACTGGGCGACGGCTCGCCTGACCTGAAAGAACAAACACCCCCGATCCCCACCAGCGCGCGAGGGGACACGGGCCACATACCTCCCGGCCGCGGTGAAGCGCGCCACTCGCGCCGGGCTACTTCGATTCAACGAACCGCACCGAGCGAACCGCCGGTGCAAAGGAGGGCGAACCGTCCTGATGAGCAAGATCACCGATGCAGCACGTGGAGTAGCCGAGGCCGAACGCGATCACGACTTCGCGGAAGAGGCGGCGACGAAGACGCGGAGCGTGGCCTGCGCCGCGTTCGATCGCCTCCAGGAAGCCCAGGCGGAACTGGGCGCCGCGGTTCGCGAGCAGATGGACAAGGCCCGCGCCTACGTGAATGGAGCCGACGCTGCCGGCGAGGCTCCGGAGGAGTGCTGCGAGGAGCCGCGCGACCCGGATGGCGATGGATTCGACGTCGACCTCGGTGAGATCCAGCTCATGCCGCCCGTGCCGCATATCGAGATCCACGTCCACGGACCGCGACCGCGCCGCCGCTCACCGGTGCCGCCCGAGCCTTCCGCCCATGAGCCCGGTCACCCCGAAGAGCGTTGAGGTCAACGTGAAGCCCCGACTCAGCGGCGATGGGAGGATCAGGGTCATCGCGGCAGGCGACCGCATCCCCTGGGGCCGGTCATGAGCAACCAGGCCCGCTTCGAGACCTACCCGGAGCGGCACCGTTGGCTGACCGGCGAGTACGGCTGGCGCTTCAGGGCGGCCGACGGCAAGATCAGCGCAGTAGGCGGAGAGGGCTTCACGCGCCGGGAGGACGCACGCCGCGCGATCAACGACTTCACGGTCGATGTCGGGTGTCACGAGGTCATCGACCTCGACGAGAACGGCGATGTGATCGACGCGCCCAACCACATGACCGCCTCCCCCGACGCGTAGACCTCATGAGCAAGCCGTCGAAATGCAAGGCGACATCGAAGCGCACGGGCAAGCGCTGCGGGCAGTGGGCGATCCCCGGCTGCGATGTCTGCAAGTGGCACGGCGGCAAGGCGCCGCAGGTCGAGAAGGCGGCCGAAGTCCGCGCCGCGAAGATGAGCGCCCACGCCGCGGCCGAGCGGATGGTCGCCCGCGCCGGAGTGGACGTCGACCCGATCGAGCACCTGCTCGAGTCACTGCACCGCGCCGCCGCACTCGTCGAGGTGTGGGGGTCGATGGTCGCCGAGATCGACGCGACCGCGGCGAAGGAGATGGACGACGGAACGATGCGCGGCGAGCTCGGCTACGACACCGTCGAGAACGAGAAGTACGGCGGCCAGGACGTGGTCGTGCTGCCGAAGGACCGACTGCTGGTGGTCAACACCCGCGGCGAGTCCCAGGTCCACCCGTTCGTCAAGGAGTACGAGACCTGGGTGGTGAACCGGGCGAAATTCGCCAAGCTCTGCATCGACGCCGGAGTCGCCGAGCGTCAGGTCGAGTTGGCGGAGCAGCAGGTCGAGATCGCCCACAACGCCTTCGAGGCCGGACTTGAGGCCGCAGACCTGACCAAGAAGCAGAAGCAGGAGGCCAGACGCGCCTATGCCGCCCGCCTCCGCACCGGCGTCTAGTTTCGCCGACCGGCTCGCCAACCGCGTCGATCCTCCCCACACCGGGGTCCTCGCCTACCGCGACGACCCCGCAGGCTTCGTCCAAGACTGCATCCGCTGGGAGCCGGGGCGCGGCGCGACCGATTACCAGCTGGACAACCTTCGGGCACTGCCGGTCCACAAACGGGTCGCCGTCCGTGGCCCGCATGGCCTCGGCAAGACGGCCGAGAACGCCTGGGTCGTCCTCTGGTTCGCGTTGACCCGCGACGCCGAGTTCGCCGACTGGAAGATCCCGACGACCGCCTCTGTCTGGCGGCAGCTCACGAAGTTCCTATGGCCCGAGATCCACAAGTGGTCACGGAAGCTCCGCTGGGACCTGATCGAGCGCGACCCGTTCACCCGCTACGAGTTGCAGGTGCTGAACCTGAAGCTGACGACGGGGGAAGCCTTCGCGGTCGCATCGGACGATCCGGCTTCGATCGAGGGCGCCCACGCCGACGAGATCCTCTACATCTACGACGAGGCCAAGGCGATCAAACCGGCGACGTTCGATGCCTCGGAGGGCGCTTTCTCCGGCGCCGGCGTGGACACCGATGCCAACGCCTACGCGCTCGCCTCCTCGACGCCGGGCGGACCCATCGGCCGCTTCTACGACATCCAGACGCAGAAGCCGGGGCTTGAGGACTGGCACGCGATCCACGTCACCCTGGAGGACACGATCGCCGCGGGGCGCGTCTCCGTCGAGTGGGCCGAGCAGCGGCGCAAGCAGTGGGGCGCCGACTCGGCCGTCTACCGCAACCGCGTGCTCGGCGACTTCGCCGCATCCGACGAGGACAGCGTCATCCCGCTCGCCTGGGTCGAGGCGGCCGTCGAGCGGTGGAAGGAACTTCGAGAGGGTGGCGAGTTCGACGGCGCGCTGACCGCCGTGGGCGTCGATGTTGCGCGGTCGGGATCCGACAAGACCGTCATCGCACTCCGCCGCAGCCTGGTTCTCTCCGAGCTTCGTCGGTCCTCGCGCGAGGGGACGATGCAGACCGCAGGACGAGTCGCCGGTGTGTTACGCGAGACGGCCGCGCGAGCGGTGGTCGATGTGATCGGGGTGGGCGCAGGAGTAGTCGACCGCCTTCGGGAGCAGAACCTTTCGACGCTGGCCTTCAACGCTTCGACGAGAACCGAACGGCTGGACATCTCCGGCGAGCTCGGCTTCGTCAACTGCCGGGCCGGCGCCTGGTGGAACCTGCGCGAGATGCTCGACCCCGATTCGGGGATCGCCGTCGCGCTACCTGACGACGATCTCCTGATCGGCGACCTGACCGCACCGAAATGGCGCGTCGCCAGCGGTGGCCGGATCCAGGTCGAGTCGAAGGAAGACATCAAGAAACGGCTCGGCCGCTCCACCGACGACGGCGACGCGGTCGTCCAGGCCTTCTGGGAAGGCGAGGAGGAGGCCGGACCAGCAAGCACCGCCAAGAGCCCATGGGGCTGAATCCCGCGAAAGGAGCAACGTGGTCGTAGTCGCCCCCGAGAAGTACCACCTTGCCGAACTCGCGAAAGCCGAGGAGGACGAACGGCTCGAGCGCTACCGGCGTGCGTGGGCGGCCTACGACGGGGAGGCGCCACAGCCGCTGGAAGTCGGCGACGACGGCTACGACGACAACGTCCGCATCGACAAAGCGGCGGTGATCGTCGACAAGGGCGTCTCTTTCCTGGCGGGTAAGGGCGGCGTCACCTTCCAGTTGGAGGCACCGGATGCCGAGGCCGACGAGACGCTCGACGACGAGGCGAAGG